TTGACGAACAGCTTGGACTTGCGCGCCCCCTTCAGCGCCCGCTCGGTGTCTGCGTCATAGCGGCCGTAATAGGCGCGCAGGTCCTCGTACCACCGCTCCTCGATGTCGAGCTTCTTGGACACCTGCTCGTCGGCCAATTGCTGGAGGCGCGACACCATGGCCTCCATGGACTGGCGCATCTTGAGCATGGCCGCCTCGTCCATCTCGGGCTCGGCGCCGTGGTCGGCCATGGCGGTCATCGGGTGGTTCATGTGCTCAATACCCCACGATGGAATCGCCGGCAGCGGCGGATGGCCCCATGATTCGCTTGACCGGCTCGACCTTGGCGCGGGCGAGGCCCGACATGATCAGGTAGCGGCTGGCGTCGAGGCCGTGATCGTTGTCCTTGACGATGCGGCCGTTGAGGTCGCGGCGGTACAGCCGGTACTCGGCCAGCCAGTTGGTGCAGGTCGAGAACACCTTGAGCCGGCCGGTCGACAGCCGTTGCCACACCTCGTAGATGCCAGCCTCGACGGCGTTGTTGGCGATCTCCAGGTCGAGGCCGAGGCCCCGGTACATCTCCAGCAATTTGGCGCCGTCGATCTGCGAGCGCCCCCGGCTGGCCGGGTCGATCACCCCCGGTATCCAGGCGCCGCGCGCCTTGATCGCCTCGGCGTGGATGCTGGGTTCGGCCTGGCCGCGGTAATGCTCGGTGTAGAGGTAGACGCAATCGCACGACAGATCGCGGGCGCCCCAGATGGCGGCGGTCTTGTTCCACCCCACATCCATGCCGTAAGCCTTGGGCCAATAGACCGGGATGGCGAAGGGTGGCACCACAAATTCGGACTCGGGAATGGGGTAGATGGCGCCCGACCCCAGCGACGGGATGCCCTTGGTGCGGGCATCGCGCTCATGGGGCGGATAGGACGCCAGCAGCTTGGCCTTGGTCGCCTCGTCCAGGTGGGGGACCGAATCCCAGCCCGCCTGCACCAGATACTTTGATGCAGAGACGGCGGGCATGGGGGCGTTACTCCAGCGGCCCGAGGGCCGGCTTGTCGTCCTGGCGCAGCGCCCAGCGGATGACGATGGCGGCGGCGATGGTTCCAAGGACGACTCCCCCGCCGAACACGGCGAGGGAGGTGATCGCGGTCATATCAGCCCACCAGCAGCGGCGCGGCGGCCAGGCGCTTGGCCGCATCGCTGAGGTTGGCCCAGGCCAGCCACGGCAGGGTGGACTGGATGGCAGTGGTCGACAGCAGGTAGGCGCGCATCACACCACCATCCAATCGTCGGCCAGCATGTCGGTCTGCGAGGCGAGCCACGGCACGCGAGCGCCGGGGGTGTTGATGGCGTCGGTCGGGTAGTTGAGGAACACATAGGGCAGCGTCATCTTGCTGTTGTCGTCGGGGCGCTGGAGTTCCAGCCACATGCCCTTGCCGTTCCAGCCGGCGCGGGCAACGCGCAGCCCCTTCTTCAGCGCCTCGATGGCGAGGCCGAAGCTCATGCCGTCAGTCTGGCGATAGGCGTTGTCGGCCTGTTCCTTGGGCGACCACGACACATAGCCGTCATGTCCGGGCACGTTGGGCTTGCCACCGTCCAGATACTCGACCAGATAACCCTCGTCGTCGCCATTCTCGTCGGCGGGCAATTCCCAGCCGCGATAGGCGTTGTACTTGGCCCGCGTCATGGGCAGCATCATCACCAGCTTGGTGCCGATATAAGTCTGCATAGATCTCTCCTCGGTGGTTTGGAGGCCCCGAAGGGCGTCCCTAATTGCCCGGCCGCATTTCCTTGGGCATGAAGCTCAACGCCACCTCGGTCAGGCCGCTCAATGGCGTGAAGGTGGCGATCAACAGCCCGTTGGTGGTGGCGGTGCGGGTCAGTGCCTCGGTGTAGACGTCGGGCGCTGGCTCCTCGTCAGTCCAGACGACGTGCTGCGCGGTTCCCTGAAAGCTCTTGCGGCCCTGCTGGTAAGACTTGAACCCAAGCGTCGACCAGCCGCCGGAAACGTGACGGATCTTGATGGTGTCGATCAGGTCAGCGACGCCCTGGCGCCAGGTGACGGCCCCCACCGCATCGCCAGGGATGATGCCGGTCCCGGTGATCGTCTTCGAATTACCTTCCCAGGTGACGTCGCCCAGCAGCTTGGCTTGGAGGATGTCGCGCACCGTCTCGTTGGTGTCGCCAGCAGCCCAAGCCCGGATCGGGCCTGCGAAGCGCCGGCCATCCCACCACGCGGGATAGCGGCCGGTCAGCCACACCGCCATGCAATATCCGCCCAATTCGCTCTTTCCCGAGCGGTTGGACGCCATCATGGCGACCTCGCCGTATTCGGCCGTCGCCATCACGAACTCCATGTGCGGCCGGTACAGCGTCCGGGCGTGGAACTTCTCGCCGCGCCAGTCGTGCGTCTCGGCGGGGAACAGGTGATCGAACCGCCTCTTGGCCTCGCGGCGGTCCCGCTCCAGCAACAGCCGCTCGGCCTCCAGCCGCTCGGCCTCGGTCAGCGCCATCAGGCTTTGGCAGCCAATTCAGCCAGCCGGGCCGCGAGGTCGTCGTCGCTCAACTGCCGCACCGCCAGTTCGCCCGACAGTTCGATCTGCTGCTTGTCGCCGTAGACCTTGGGCGCCCGCTTGGCCGCGATCCACTTCAGGGCATCCACCCGAACCCGCGCGACCGCCGCGCTGTCCTTGTCGAACGCGGCCGCCGCTTCGGCGATGATTTGTTGTTCGATGGCAGAGGCCGAGGCTTCCCGCGCCTGGATGTATTCCCGGCGAAAGTCCTCCAGCGCCGGATCAGCCAACCAACGGCGCAACGTCCTCTCGTCGGGCATGCCATCCAGCGCGAGCATTTGCGCCCATGTCATCCCGGCCTGGACGGCATCGCAAATTGCGGTCCCTGCCGCCTGGGTGAAGCTGCTCGGCCGCCCCATCTTCTTCGGAGCCGCCTTGGCCTTGGTCGCCCGCTTGGGCTTGGCAGGAATGGATTTGGATTTCTTGGTGCTGTTGGTGGTCATGGCCGCCGATCTCATGGGATGGACGAGTGCCTGAAGGACAGCGGCCGGGGATGTGCCTGATCACCACACCACCGACCGCGCCTTGCCTCCGCTGCATCGCTTCGACTTCCAGGGTCGGCAATGGCGAGTATAACCCGGAAGATAGGGCTTATGCCCCCAAGGCGTCAAGCGGTTGCGTAACGAACGGTTCCGGTGACACCAGAGCCAGTACCCCCCTAACTCCTACTACCACCACCACTGTACCAAACTGACACAGAAGGGATAGAGGGGAGTCTACGCGCGTGCGCGCGGGGCCGTAACGATCAGTTATGAAAAAGCGTTGACTTTGCGTTGCTTCAGGCAACATATAGAGGGAGGAAATCAACCCGAGGAGGACACCTTGAGCGTCAACTGCGACAACATCATCGAGCAAATCATCATTGCCACCGCGCACCCGACCGATTTGTTGAAAAAGGGAAACCCGGAAGCCAAGTCGTTGCGCATTTGCGTCCGTCAATATGGCATCAATGACGATGGCGACGACGCCCTCTTCCCCGAACTGGCCGGCAAGCCGTGGGTGTTGGGCGTCCTGACCGAGGGTGGCGAATTTTTGGAAAGCCACGGGCTGGCTTACGCCGAATTTGAAACGCGAGCCGAAGCCATGGATGCCGCTGCCGCCCGACTTGAATATCTCTTGAGCACATCCAGCAAAGGCCCGGAAGGCTTCTGGCGCTTCGCCCCTGCCGTGGATGGCGACGAGATGGTGGACGGCTGACATGCCCATGATCCCGCCCGCCGACATCCTCCAGGCCGCGATTTCCGTGCGGCGCTGGATGGTGGCGCAGAAATGCACCGAACTGGTCGGGCTCACGCTCGATTACCTGCCGATCCCCGCCACCTTCACGCCGGCCTGTGACAATTGCGGCGCCGAGGGCTTGGGCGAGGACGAAACCCTGTGCCCGCGCTGCAAGGGCCGCTGCAAGGAAGGATGCTGACCCATGGCGATGACCTACACCCAGGCCACCGAGCTATTCGACGACATGCACCGCTGCGACCGGCTAACGCGGGCGCGCATCGAGTTGCGGGCGGTCGAATTGTGCCAGGCCGAGCACCCGACCCGCGAGACCGCCCAGGAGATTTTCCGGGGCGCCTTCATCCGGGCGGTCGAGGAGGTGCTGTTGTGACGGCCGCGCCGCTGGGCGATGATCTGGCGGCCATCGGCTGGTCGTCGACCGACCTTCAGCGGGCGACGGGGGTTGGCCGGGCCACGGTGTGGAAATGGCTGGCCGGCCGGCTGGCGGTGCCGGTCTATGTCCGCACCATCCTGGCACAGCAGGCGTCGGTCATCGCGATGGCGCAGCATCTCGCCGCCGTTGCTTCACCAGCCCCAGGCCGTCGGCGACCTCGGCAATCGTTGGTGAGCGTTCCGGCCGTTCAGGATCAAACCCCCGGCTGATCCGGGCATAGAGCTTGAGCGCGTCGGCCACGATCTTGACGATGGCCGTGTCCCGCACCCGATAGAGCCCGCGCACCCGTCGCGGGCTTTTTCCGTCGACCACGACTTCGAGCACCATGGCCAGATGATCGGGGCCGACCTGCAGGCACCACGGCCAGTAGACGTAGCTGTGCTGAAGCGCCAGCCATTCCGGCATGCCACCGGCGGTGATGATGCCGGGCTCGTATTTCTGGACCTTGCCGCCCACCGCCGAGGCGATGGCGTGGTGAATCTCGGAAATCTCATTAGAGGCCCGTACAGCGGCATTGTCGATGTGGCCCGCTAGGTAGAGGCGCTCGACGGGGTTTCCCCGGCTCCTGCCCACTGGGATCGCCTGCGCGGTGGTTTCTGGGGTGCCACCTTCGGCCCCGATCTCGCGCAACCGAGTGTTACGGTGCTGATGCGACAGCAGCGAAATCGCCTTGGCGATGGTGCGGTGATGGTCGGCGGTGGCGGTGTCGCCGCGCCGCCGGGCGGAATCCTCGGCCCGCTTGTGCCAGCCGCGCCGAATGGTGGCGATGGTGCGGGCGTCGGGGTGGCGGCCGTCGAAGGCTGCGCGGATGGTGGCGACGTCGTTGTGGTCGGTCATTGGGCCAAATCCATCATCATCAACACACGCTTGAGATAGCTCGCCAAATCCAGGGCCTCCTCGTAAGCGTGCTGGATCGTCTGGCGGCTGGTCAGGTCGGAATCAGCCAGCCCAACCCCGTACTTGCGCAGACCAACGGCGGCACGCTGGGCAAGGTCTGCGGCGACGGCTTCGGCTATGCGGTCAGACATGGGGGCCTCCCACCAGCCTGGCGCAGCCGTCACACGCAGATCCCTGGACCTTGCGCCGCTGATCCTCGGGCCAGGTGGAAAAATGGCATGCCTTGGTCGGATCTTTTGCCGCCCGATGGCTGGGCTGGTGGCGATCAAACCACAGCCAGCGGCGCTCGGTCGCCTCGGCCGTCCAGCACGATTGCCGGGCGGGCGTGATGTGCATTTCGGTTACGGTTGCGGTCATTGTCCAGCCTCCAGTCCACGCAACGCCTATTCGCGCAGGCGAGGGATATCGTTGTCGCTCAAGCCTTCCCACTCGCTGGTGCGGCCATCGGCCCGCTTGGTGGTGCCTGGCATGGGCTTGGCGGAAGCGTTAATTTCTTGACGCCGGGGTATTGCCTCTCCGGCCAGCAAAAACCAAACCCTCTTGACCGCCAAGACTTCCTTGATCTCAGCCGCATAGCGGGAATCGACCCAGGTACGGTGATAGGCGCTTGGGCACCGCACGACAGCGCCGCCATCCACCAGATCGACGGATAAGCCATCGATCCATTTGGCGATGATCGCCGGGGCAAGCTTGCCATGCATGGACGCTGACAGTCGGTTGGCTGGCGAGGGCAGCGCCACCATGCTAAGCAGCTTCTCCCGCTCGGTCTTGGCTTCGGCGACAAGATCATTTGCCATGCGGCGGATTCCGGCCGGCGTCGGCTTGCGCTCTTCGTCCTGAAGCCAGCGCTCGCAGGCTCCATTAATTGCCCACATCGGCAGGTCGGAAAGGGCTTTGCGCCAATCCTCAATCATCTGAGACCACGCCGCCGCCGGCATCTTGGCTACGAAAAAGTGGCTCAACAGCGTGGTGATGCGGGCGGTCAAATCGACACCAGGGGCCGGGGCCAAGAAGGCGTCAAAGTCGGGTATGACGTTGGTCGACACCCACGCCTTCTGCTTGCTGTCAATCAGCGGTGGTACCCATGCGCTCAGATCGGCCGAGCCATCATCACCGATCTCCACGGTCTGGCAGGTATCGAGAAGCGACTTCAGCCGCTCCGGCAAACATGGCTTCGTGGGCTGATCCTCCGCCTGCACGGGGCGGGTTGCGATTTCCTGTCCCATTCGGGGCTCCTTCCGGCATTGGCCGAGACCGTTCGGCGATGGCGTTGGCTATCGACTTCTCGAAAAACTTGAGGCTGTCGGGCGGCCCATCCCTCGCCGATGCCTTGCGGGCGAACCCGGCTGCGAACACATCGCGGCACAGGTCCAGATCAGCGCCGGCATCGATCCAGCGTTGCGCGGTCATCTTGTCGGTTGCTGTCGGCCAAGGGCGGGCAAGCTCGGGGCCGAAGTGCTGAATTCTGGCTTGGTCAAACGCTTGGATGATGGCGACTGCTGGCAAAACCGATTCACTCGCGCCCTCTACACCACCACTAACAATGGGTGTGGTTGTGGGTGTGGTTGTGGGGGCATCGGTTTGGCATTCATCTGGCAATGCGACCGCATCGCTACTTTCCTTATCTTTCAACCACCTAGACCGCGCGCTGTCAGATGCCTTCCTGCTGTTCCGTCTGACGAGTACAGCCTCGTCCGTCAGACGGCATTGGGTAATCTGGTCAGATGCAATACGAAAAAACGGCATGATGACGGGCTTGATCCTGGCCCATTGGCCGGCGGTCAACTTGGCGTATCGGGACAGCAATTTGTCGTCGTTGGGCAGGGCGCAATCCTTCGACCGCCACATCGCCATTAGCAGCAGAAGGTAGGCGCCATGCTCAATGGTCGTCAGGTGGGTGGTGTCGCCAAGATAGGCGTCGGTCCACAGCGGCAGAGCGGGGAACTCAGCCATTCTCTACCCCCATCCACTGACCAATGAGTTTCGCTGCTTTTGAGCGATTGCACCGACGACAAGCCGTAGCAAGGTTGCCCAGGTGATGCGCACCTCCAGCCGAGACCGGAACTACATGGTCGCACTCTAGGTGTTCCGCGAACCCGCAATAGACGCATGCATTGCCGTCTCTCTCGAACACCAGCGATCTTAGCTTCTGCCACACGGATGGTGATGGACGCCCAATGGATGGGAAATGCAGAGTTGCCGTGATGCTCCGGTCCACGATCTTGATCTTTCCGGCGTCAATGAGCGCATTCTTGATCGCTGGCCACCTGCTTCCGGTCTTGGTCATCCAGCCCAATTTCCGGTCGTCGTCGGGCAGGTTGTCTCCAGTCGAATAGATCAGGTCGAGGATGCGGCGATAGGCCAACTCCTCCCACGGGCCAAGGGTGTTCATGCCGTCAAGGGCATCCTTGGGGCACCACTTGATCCATACGGGCTTGGTCACGCCAAGCACCCCTTGAAGGCTTGCCCAGGCTCCGGGCATTTTGGTATTGTTGCGGTCAAAGCCGTTCTCCTGTCTCAGCAGGTGTTTCGGTCAGAGAGGCGGGCCGGGGCCAAACCGACCCGCCTTTCGGCGTCATAGTACCGAGCGGATCGGTTACGGTAAAGGTCGGAGCATAACCGAAATGTACGGCTCCGGTCATGGCAACGCCTCCAGAGCGGCCTGGATGCGGCGGCCGATCCAGGCCATCACTGGCACCGCCATGGAATTGCCCAGGCAGCGGTAGCGCGGCCCATCGGCCATGGGCTTGCCTCGGTGCGGCACCAGCGTGTGTCCGTCAGGAAATCCCTGTAGTCGCTCGCATTCGGTTGGAGTCAGGCGGCGCACACCGGCGCGCATGGGGAGGAGAGTATCTGTGCAGTCGCTATCAACCCCCTTTGCTGCGTCACGCGCCCGCAAGGCTGTTGCCACAATCGGATTCCCCCGTCCCGTCCCATCCTCGCTGGCGTCGAATCCTTCCGAGGTGAGTGCGTGGGTGGTGTGGCCCGTCACGCAGACGGCGTTTTCCTGCCCATGATTGCGGCCCAGCGGGTGCGCGAGGTTGCGCAGCACGTCGGGGTCCTGGGTGCCGTGGCAGACAAACGTCTCGCTCTCGAAATCCATCCGACCGCACGGGCCGCCATGGGCATTGACCGCCGTGGCTACGTCAATTGCCCCCCCCCGTGTTGTTGCCGCCGTAGGCGAGCGGCGCGCTTTGGGCATGTCGGGTGCCCATGTCCAGTCCATGTCCGTGATGGATAGCCGCTTGCGAATCGATCGGGACATAAAAGCCACCTTGGGCGCGGTTATCATCCGGGCCACCTGCTCCAAGGCTTCGCGTAAGGGCTTGGGTAACTCTCGCCCCCGCTTCTCGGCACGGCGGAGAATGCCGGCGCACGCCTTCGGGCTCAAAAAGTATCGCGCTGGGATCTGCCCCGTTTCGAGGATTTGCGACAACGAACACACGCTCGCGTCGTTGGGCCAGACCGAAATATTGAGCGTCCTTGACGCACCACGCTGCGGCGCGTTTGGGTCCAATAACCAGACCTGAGTTTGTCCATCGTTGCCCTCTTGGCGGAACGAGGGGGGCATCTGCTCCCACCAAGGCGGCGAGGAAGCATCCAAAGGCGTTGTCCTTGGTGCTGA